CGGAAGTTTTTCATAGTGTATTTCTTACTTTATTTGTGAAATGAGGCCGTTTTAAGGCGGCCTCATTCATTTACTTATTTACTTATTACGCACCTGGTGATCCGAAGATACCTCTCCAGTCAGACCAGCCGAAGCTGTATCTTTCTCGAGCTTTGTATCTTACGTTACCAGTTTCAAAATCGCCTTCCATAGCGGTTTTGATTGGTGCTCTTGTGAAGTGTTTAAGTCCATTAGGTACATCTGTTTTGATAAAGAATGCATCAGTGTCAGTTAAGTAGTGATTTACTACATAACCTTGAGGAATCATCCCCATGTTTTTGACTGCATTGATATCGTTATCAGCTGTTCCCACTCTACCTACAGATTTCATCAATCTTTCAGCAGTAAATTGCAAAGCAGAAGGAACAATCATTTTCATTCCTTTAGCCGCAATTTTCAGACCACGTTCATCAGTTAGTGCTGCAATGTCAATCATTGCTTGCTCTAAAGATGTTTCGTTAAGGTCTGCAGCAGTTGATAGTTCATTTTGCTCAGTACCAGCAACAATTACGTGTGCTGTTGAACAAAGTTCTAAACCATCTCCGCCAGTGTATGAACTGTTAAACGCTCTGTTAAGAACATTTGCTGCTTTAACTTGTTTAGAATTAGCCATAGATCTAGCTAATGCTTTTGTATATCTAGACGCGAGTCTGTCATACAAGTTATCTTCAATCGCTTCTTCAGTGATTGAAAACGCTAAAGCAAGCGTTTCATGCGTGTAACGAGCCGTGAAAGTTTCTTGTGCTGCGTCGTAGTTAACACTTTGACCTTCAGGTTTTACAGAAGCATTTCCAAATCCAGATAACATAACTTCTTCTTCAAAAGCTCTGTCTGAATTTTCTGAACTGAAAATTTCTGCATGTTCGTTAGCGTAGTTTTTGTACTCCAAGCCGAATAGTGCATTCAAACCTGGCTCTAGTTCTTTAACTAGTTGTGATCGTGATATTGCCATGATTATATATCTCCTATTATACGGCTGTTGTTAGTTTAAATACATGCTCACCAGTATTAAAGACAACGTAAGCGTTAGCATTTGCTGATGCTGTGTCGCTATTGTCGGGGTCTTTAGATATACCGATTTGTTTTAAACCGCCAGTTGTAGTGGAAGTTGACGTGTCTATCTCAGATGTAGATTGACCATTAATTGTAGATCCTGCTACTCCTACAAAGTCAAAGCCTGAGTTATTCATCGCTGCTGTTCCAGTACCATCATGTTGTGCTTCAAACACGAGTTGGGGGTCTGCATATACGGAAGCTTTCAGGTCAGAAGCATTAGTGCTTGCTGCATAGTAAGCTTTCCATGTTGGTTTACTTGTTGTCGGATCAGTATAAAACACGCCTCCGAAAACACCTAATTGTTGAGTGTCTCCAGCTGCTGCTGCTTCGATACCACCGGCTGCAACGGCTTCAACTACTTGACCAGTATAAATTGCTGTTCCGTAGTTAGCTGCGATTGCATATTCTTCAGTTCTGATTTGTCCACCTACAAGTGATCTTGTTGGTCTAAAACCAAAAGCTGCGTCTTGATTCGCCATAGTTTTTCTCCTTTGTAAACTACTATCCGCAGTTTACGGTTAAGTTTATTCGTTGGATTAGGAATCGCTAATAAATTAGTTTTTCTTTGTTCCACCGAAGGTTACACGGGACTGCCTCTCAGCGTTGATTGGCATTCCGGGGTGTTGCTCCTTCATGAGATCGTTTTCTATAGCGTCATTTGCGTCTTGAGTCATATTATTAAAATATGCTTCGCGCGATTTGACAATCTCTATCGGTACCTTTGCAAGCAAAAGGCCACCAACTCCGATTACCCCTTTGTATTTGCCTTCTGTAACAGTTGGATATTGAGATCCTGGATATGCATCAGCTCTTACAAGCTCGTATCCTGATCTTATTCGCCCAGCCATGTTCTTTGAATCATCAAAGCCCATAGTCTCAGCTCTTATCCACCTGTGATGGAAACCATCTGGCGCAGGGGGTGCATCTAAAGATGATGGTGGAGTCCAAACTTTTTTCTGAGTTGTTTTTTCTCTTGTCTGGCTCGCACGGGAAGTTTTCATTTTGTCGTCATTTTGCATATGCTTATGCCTCCTTCGTGATTTTTAATTGTTTTGCATACTCTTCTAGTGGCACACCTAATTTTTTAGCGATTGCTACCTGAGAGGATGTGAGTCTCACAGTTTTGCGACCAGGTTTAACACTTCGCGTAGCCGAAGCTACTGTTTGTGTAGGTTTAGTCGATTCCTGAGACTTAGTATTACCAAATTTATGCGGAAAGTCAACACGTATTCTTTTATCTATTTCTGCATAGTATTCAGGAGAATTAGGATCAAATCCTTCTTCTTCAGTTAACTTCTTATGTAAATCAAAAGCAGTATAAGTCATGGCGTTGTCTTTGCCAAACCAATCATTGTTTGCTGCCCACTCTTCGGCTTTTGGATCTACAGGTGCTTGAGGTGCCACAGCTTGGTCTAAAGTAGGAGTTTTTACCTCGTTTGCTTTAGCTTCAGCCTGTCTCGCTTTTAACGATGCCACTCTAGCTTCTTCAACACCTAATTTAGCAATGTCTTTTTGAGCTTCAACTTCTGTTGCGATATCTCCTGCATCTCTTGCTCTTGCAAGTTTTGCCTGAGCTGCTTGTAATCCAGAAGCAACTTTATTTTCTATTGCTGATACATAACTAGGTTCAAGTTTTGATATTCTTGTTTTAAGTTGAGTGTGTTCGTTTTGAACTCCTTTAGCATAATCTAAAGCGGCTTCTTTTTGTCGCTCTGCTTCACGCCATTTTTTTGTTAATTTAGAAATTCTTTTTTGAACACCTTCACTGTATTGTTCTAGTTCTTCTTTAGGCTTCTCGTCACTTGTTTCTTGTTTCTCTTTTACTTCTTCTTTTTTCTCTTGTACTGGTTCTTCGCTGTCCTTGCTATCTCGAACATCCAACTGCTCACTAGGTTTCTCAGGTGAGTCATCGGACTTAGTAGTGTCTTGAATAGTTTCATTTTCTATCTCCTTTTTTTCTTCGATATCAACTTCAGCGCCTGGGCCTGTTGTATCTATATCAACTGTTTTTTCTTCTACGTCTGGCATAGTTTCTCCTATGGTTAATTATGATGAAGTACGTTTTCAGGATTTTCTATAGTTCCTAAAACTTCGTCGTCATTTAGTATACGAACTTCTCCACCTTCGATGGGTAATCTTGATCCTGCGTAACGTGCAAATATAACCCATTGTCCTTGTTTGCACCACGGTCCCGTTGGAAACTTTTCTTTATCATGATAAGCCAACGGACCCATCTTGAGTACGTAACCACAATTGGTTGCGATACGTAATTTGTCTAATGATTCTTGTGCGATTAAAATTCCACCTTTAGTTTTTTCCTTGGGTGTAAAGGGTAAGACTAAAAGTCGCCAGCCGCTAGGCTCGGGCAACAGGGATTTTTGTTCTTTAATATTTTCGGGATTTAATGGTTCTTTTTCTTTGTACTTTTCTTCCAAAGCATTTTTATGTTTTGGTAGTTCCTTGGCCGATGTCGATAACGTTTCCTTGTTCATCTTTTTGCTCCTTCTGTTTAAGCAGGTTAGAGATTTCCTGTAGCGTGTACTGATATGCACGTGCTTGTCCTAACATATACTGATATTTCTCCATGTTGTCAACACCACCACTAATCATATTGTCGCCGACTCTTTGAAGATTATCTTGTAGAATTTTTTGTAATTTTGCAACGATAACTAATGGATCCACTAGCAAGCCCACTTTCTAAGTGCTTTGTTAATTCTTGAATTTGGGTCGTTTGCTGTTTTAGCTGAAGTTAGTTTACTTTTCATACCACTCATTCTTGCACAAAATGATTTACGTCTTGGATTAGTTTTAGATTTTGTAGGTGCTTTTAATGTACCACCTTTATAACTATCTCTGCCTTTTTGATTTAAACCGCCTGATTCTGATTGACCTTCTTTTCTTGTCCAAGCTGCACCACCACCATTGTAGTACATTCTCATGCTTGGCTCGCTTTAATTGCTTTTGCAGTAGGATAATCTTTATCTCCTTTTTTAGCTTTCGTTTCGCCACGTTTTTTCTTTTGGGCGATGTTATACCAAAGACCTTTTGTAGCTGTTTCGCCTTCTTTAGTTACATGAGTACCCTTGCTATAGTATTGTCTCATTATATTAATCCTTTATAATATTTCTTATAACTCTTATTTGATACTTTCACACCACCCAAATCACCTTCAATATAGGATCCAGTGTACTCTTCAGCTGGAGGAAGTGTGGGTTTAACTGTTTTTGTAATGTTAGAAGGTCCTTTTAAAGGTACTCTTGAATTTGCGATTTCGGGTCGCCATCTTGGGTTTACCATTATTTTTTACCTCCGCCGTTTCTAAATATCTGT